CGATCGACCCGAGCGTCGATGAGCTGGTCTTCGACAAGCCCTCGCGCCTGGTGAAGGGCGTCGACCCGAACGACGAGCGCTTCGTGCTGGGCATCGTGCTCGAGCCGGAGGTGGTCGACGCTCAGGGCGACATCTACTCGGCCGAGGAGATCCGCGCCGCCGCCCACCGCTTCATGGAGGACTTCGGCGGGCTCGGGCTCATGCACCGCCTCCGTGTCAACGGCCAGGTGAAGGTGCTGGAGAGCTATCTCGCGCCCACCGACTTCATCATCGGCGAGCTCGCGGTCCGCAAGGGCACGTGGCTCCTCGCGGTGCGCGTGTTCTCCGACGAGCTGTGGGAGCGCGTGAAGTCGGGCGACCTGACGGGCTTCTCCATCGGCGGCTCGGCACGTCGCGTACCCGAGCCCGCACCTGTTCCGACGTCGGAGCAGGCCCCCGACGACACCGCCACCCACCAGCCGGAGGCCGCCGCATGACGACCGAAATGCACAAGGCGGACGGCGTGCATCGCCTCGTCGACATGGTCGTCGAGGAGGTCTCGCTCGTCGACCGCGCCGCCAACAAGCACCGCTTTCTCATCGTGAAGAGGGACGAAGCCATGGACGACGACAAGCCCCAGAACCCCACCCCGGCCGAGCCGTCGCCGCCCGCTGCGCCCACGGCGAAGCTCGACGACAACTCGGCGCTGAACGCCGCCCTCGCAGCTCTCGAGAGCCTGACGGGGCTCGTCGAGCTGCTCGGCGAGCTCGGCGCAGACCAGGCCGACGCGCGGCTCGCCGGGCTCGCCGAGGAGCTGCGCAGCGTCGCCATGCAGCTCCTCGAGCGCACGGACGGAGATGGAGTGAACGAGACCGACGAGGTCGTCGAGGCTCGCGTGAAGAGCGAGCCCGCGACGTTCGCGGCCAACGTCACCGCCGCGAAGCAGGCGCTCGCACGGCTCGGGGAGCTGGCGAAGCAGGTGCCTGCGAAGACCGACAGGCCCGCCGAGCCGAAGCCCGATCCCGCCCCGGCGGCGAAAGCGGTCGCTTCCGACGTGAACGAGTCGCTCGCGAAGCTCGCCGACTCCTTCCGCGCGCTGTCGGAGACCGTGAAGGAGCAGCAGCAGCGGCTCGGGCGCGTCGAGAAGCAGTTCGGACTGCCCAACAGCGCGGCGTCCGCCGAGCGCGTCTCGAAGGCCACCGTCGAGGACGTGGGATGGCCGCTCGATCTCAACAAGCCCAAGGACCGGGAGAGCGTCGACAAGGCGATCTCCTTCCACGACCTCTGAACCCCGCCGGAAGGAGACCCTCATGAGCCACCTCAGCAACCGTTCCATCCTGGAGAAAGCCGACCTCGCGCTCGCCGACCTGACGGCGGGAGGCGGGCTGCTCCAGCCCGCGCAGGCGCAGAAGTTCATGCGTCTGCTCATCAAGCAGTCCGTTCTCCTGCAGCTCGCGACCGTCGTCCCGATGGCCTCGCCGAAGCAGCAGATCTCGAAGATCAAGTTCGGCGCGCGCGTGCTGCGCCCGGGCCAGGAGGGCACCGCGCTCGGCGCCGTCGATCGCGTGAAGCCCGACCTCTCCGACGTCGAGCTCGACGCCAAGCTGTTCAAGGCCGAGGTGCGCCTCTCCGACGAGGTGCTCGAGGACAGCATCGAGCGCGGCGAGCTGCGCCAGACCATCATGGAGATGCTGGCCGACGCCATCGCGCGCGACATGGAGGACGTCGCCATCAACGGCGACACGGCCTCCGTCGACCCGTTCCTCGCGACGATGGACGGCATCCTCAAGCAGGCGACGAGCAACGTCGTCGACGCGGCGGGCACGCCGATCACGAAGGACCTGCTCCGCGACATGCTGAAGACGCTGCCGAGCGAGTACCTGCGCGACAAGAAGGCGATGCGCTTCCTGTCGAGCGTCGACGCGGACCTCGGCTACCGCAACACGCTGGCCGATCGCGCCACCGTCGCGGGCGACCGCTTCCTCGAGGACGACACGCCGGTGCTCTACTCGGGCGTGCCGCTGCAGCCGATTCCGCTCTTCCCCGAGAACCTCGGCGTCGGCGGCGACCAGACGGCCATCGTGCTGTGCAACCCGAAGAACGTTCACGTCGGCATCTGGCGGAACATCCGCTTCGAGTCCGACCGCGACATTTCGGAGGGCACGCTGAAGATCGTCGCGACGCTCCGCTTCGACGTGAAGTTCGCCGAGGAACCGGGCGTGGCCAAGGCCATCAACGTTCAGCTCTGAGCTGAGGAGAACGAGACATGACCGACACCCTGCTGGTTCGCCTCAAGCACTACGATCCACGACGCGGCTTCGTGCTGCGTCGCTTCACCTACGCTGGCATCCGCTTCCAGGACGAGCGCGGCTGGTACCGCGTGGAGCGCAAGGTCGGCGAGCACCTGCGGGCCGTGCGCACGGTGCCCACCGACAAGTACGCGCCGCTCGCTTTCGACGTCTGCACCGAGGCCGAGGCCAAGGCGCTCGACGCGGGCGAGAGCGAGGCCGCGAAGGTCAAGCGCAACGCCACCGATGACCTCAAGGTCACGACCGCGCGCGGCACCGTCACGAGCGACGACCTGCCGAAGAACACGCCTCCCGCGCCGCCGACCGCGAAGGACGACGACGCGGGCACCAAGCGCGGCAAGCGCGAGCGAGAGTGACGTGTACGCCTCGGTTGCCGACCTGCGCGCCGAAGGCGTGACGGCGGCCGAGGCGAGCGACGCCCGCCTCGAGCTGCTGCTCGACGAAGCTTCGCGGCTCATCGATCGCGTGACGGGCTCGTTCTTCGAGCCGCGCCTGCTCACGCTGCATCTCTCCGGGCGCGGGGCGGCGAGCATCGAGCTTCCCGTGCCGCCGATCCGCGTGGACCGGCTCCTGCTCGGCAGCGTGGAGCTGTCGCTCGACCCGAGCGAGCTGCTCGTCGTTGGCGCACCCATCCAGCCCGGCTTCGACGGCCCGCGCTTCACGCGCCGCCACGGGCGCGTGTTCCCGCGCGGCCACGGGAACGTGGTGGCAGAGGGGCTCTGGGGCTTCACTGAGGACGACGGCACGCCCACGGGGCGCACGCCGCCCGCGATCCGCCGCGCGACGATGCTCCTCGTCCTGCGCTCGATGGCTCCGCTCGCCGATGACGCCTCGTTCGAGGCACGCAGTCGCTGGCGCATCATCGAGGAGCGGACGCGCGACCAGAGCTACCGGCTCGACCCGGCGAGGGCCGCCATTGCTGCGAGCCTCACCGGCGACCCGGAGGTCGACGCGCTCCTTGCGCTCTACGTGCGGCCGACGCCCATCGGAGCGGCGTGATGCGCGGGCGCCTCATCTTCCCGTTCATCGCGGAGCTGCACCGGCTCGACACGCAGGCGATGGCGCTCGGCGATGCTGGTGCGGGCGTTCCGCCCGACTACGATGAGGACTTCAAGGAGCCCGTCCTCGTCGACTCCGACGACGATGGCGTTGGCGAGCCCTTTCGTCGCGAGCATCCGCCGGTGCGCGTCCCCTGCCAGGTGGAGCCGGAGGCTTTTGAAGCCTTGCGCATGGCGACGTCCGGGAACACGCCCAGGTCGAGCTTCGACCTGGTCTTCCACTTCAGGGATCTCGAGCAGCTCGGCCTCGTCGACGCGGCCTCGGGCGACGCCCTGATTCGCCCGAGCGACAGGCTGGGCGCGCTCTACGCGCGCGACGGCCAGCTCGTGCAGGCCGTGCGCACGCCTCCCGGTCTCTACGTGACCGAGGCGCGTCCCATCGGCTTCGGGCTCCACCGGCGTCGGCCCAGCCGCAACCTGCTGCTCGTCTCCTTCCAGGACCGCGCAGCCGCACGGAGTGGAACATGATGCGAGCCCTCATCTTCAGCGCCTTGGCCGTCATGTGCCTCGGCGCGCACTGCCGACCCATCGACGGCTGCGTCCGGGGCGCCACGCGCTGCAGCAGCAACACCGCCGAGATCTGTGACGCGGACGGCAGCTACCACGAGCTCGCCGACTGCGACGACGTGAGCGAGCGGAGCGGCGCACCCTTCGTCTGCGCGTTCGTCGACGAGACGACCGAGGACGGCCGCATCACCGGGCACACCTGCGTGCCCGCGAGCGAGGCCGACGCGGCGGCCGGAGGTGGGCGATGAAGGGCTACCTCCAGTCGCTGCCGGTGGTCGGCAAGATCTTCCTCGACGTGCAGCCCGAGGAGGTCTGGGCGTTCTGGCGCTTCATGCAGGACCACTTCCGCAC